AGTTTTTCAGGCTTCACATTCAGCGCGACAATTTCCGCGACGCGCTGATTTTCAATGCGGGCATACGTTTTCATCAGCTGAATTCCTCAATAAAAATAACGCCGTCCGAACCGTAGTTACCAATAAAGGGATCGGATCGGGTATTACCGCCACCTCCGGCTCCAAAGGTTTTCCCTTTAACGGATAAATTACCGTCTCCGCTTCGCTTACCGCCGCCCCAGTAACTTACACCGCCATCACCAGAACCGCCTCGATAAGGGTTTGTGGTCGTCGAGATAATGCCGGGCGCATCGCTGCCGTCACCACCCTGAATATTTAAATCGCCGCCGACTGCCGTTCCGCCCGCGCCGCCCGCATCACCTGATGAAGTATTCACGCCGTTGCCCGCAGTCAACAGGCCGTTGAATGTGCTGCTTGTTGCTGACAGATTTTCATCGCTGCCACGGCCTACCACGCCGGGGTAAGTTTTGGTGTCGTCCACGTTCAGCCATGCGATGACCGTTCCGCCCGCGCCACCACCTGCGCCACGGCTTGTGAAGCCGCTGCCCCATCCAAGATAGCCGTAACCTCTGCCGCCGCCGCCGGTCAGGATAATCCTGATGCGTTTCGTTCCGGGCGTAGGCTTGTAGTTGATTGCTCCAGGCGTAGTAAAAATCTGGCGGCCAATAATACGCCCGGAAAACTTTTCTGTTAAACCGAGGTTTTTGAGAACGTCAGCAATCAGCCCGGCGTCTTTGATTTCTGCCAGGGCATTTGCGATCTGCAGGTACTGGCTGTGGGGGTTATCAGCATCGAGATGCTTTTTCATTACGCCGTCAGCGTATGCCTTTACCTCGATCACGGCATCATCAACATACTTGCGCGTCGCCAGCACTACTGACGGATCAATTTTCAGCGTGACGGCCGTTGTGCTGTTCACGATTAAAATCATGCGCACAGTCTGCGTCCGCCCGCTGCCTTCAGCCAGCTGCGGCTTATAGGTTTCCGGGCAGTTAGCAACGGCAATCAGCACGCCGTCGGCGTCATACAGGCCGATTTCGCGGATCCAGAAACCGCCCTCGCTTTCCGGGATAATCTGCTCGGCGATAATCTGGCTGCTGTTTGCCGCGTCAACGGTCAGGGAATTAAGCTGCGCGCGACGCTTCTCGCCGATGAGCTTTGTCTGTGCCGCGTCAGGCGTCGGCAGCGTGCCGCCACCATCGCCGACACCCATAGAGGCGATGTTCACTTTCGTGCCGAGTGCGGCGGCGTTCGCCAGCTTAGCCGCGCCCTGATTGGTCAGCAGGGCAAAATATTTTGTCGTCATGCGCTCACTTCCGTCAGGTCAATAAGATGCACCGCCGCGCCAGAATAGACCGGCCCGCCGACGCTGATAAGCTCAGGGGTATAAGGGTAAACAGTCAGCTCGTCGCCGCTGTAGCTGGCAACGGCGACCGGCAGAGTGCCGTTAGCATCGAGATTAATGGACAGGCCAATAAGGTGACGGCTGCAGGGCTTGGCGTCAGCTATCAGGCGCTCCAGCTCGTTATACATCTCCTCGGTAATGCCGGTATCCAGTACGCCCACGTCCAGCCGGAACGTGCCAGCCGCTTCACCGGTTTTCCACCACTCGATTATTTTGATGAGATAGCCCAGCGGCTCAACGACGCGCCGGATAGCGCCTATCGTGCCCTTGTGCCGGTGCACGTACTGCGAGGCGGCAACCACGGCACGCTTTGTCGATTCAGGCCAGGCTGAATCCCAGCGGTCAACTGACCACGCCCACGCCAGATAGGGCAGAAGCTCCACCGGGCAAGTGTACGGATTCCATAACTGGCGCAGCGGCACGCTCATCGCGCCTGGACTTGCCAGCGCTTCGGCGGCAGCAATCTCAAGGGGTGTCGAGCCGGTCGGCAGCAGGCGCTCACTCATCCGAGCCTCCCACGGTCAGCGTGTAGCCTGTGCAGTAAGCGGCCTGTGTTTTATCAAGCACCACATCTGCAGCAGGCTTAATCAGATTGACGCGCTGCACGCCCTCAACGTGCATAGCGGCATACAGCGCAGACAAGCGAATGTCGCGGCCGAGGCGCTTCTGCGCGCTGACAAAGGCGGCGAGCTTTGCCTCTGAGGCGGCGCGGATTGGCTCCGCTTCCGGCCCCGGATAGAGGTACAGCTCGGCCACGATTTCGTATTCCACAATCTTTGCTGACTGCACGCTCACCCGGTCGGCAACCGGGCGCACGTCCTCATCATTGAGCGCTGTATTCACCACGGCCAGCAGATCATCACCGGCCACGCCGTTGCCCTCACGCGCGAGCACTGTCACCGTGACCACTGAAGGCGACGGGCTGATGGCTGATGCATCGGCTACCCGGCCGTCAGCACTTCTGGCATGGTACTCATAAGCGCCGGTTGGCCCGGCCACGCTCAGCCCTTCAAAGGCGGAGGCGATGCGCAGCCGGAAATCATCGTTACTTTCCATCACTGCGGGGGTTGGCGGAATGGTTGTATCGTCGGCCGGGGTAATGATCAGGCGGGGTACGCCATTGTTTACGCCGAGCTGGTCAAGGTCGCCGTCCAGCGCATACGCAACCATGACGGCCTTTGCCGCCTCGTTGATGCGCTGGCGCAGGATCAGCTCACGATAGGCATTTTCCTGCAGCAGCTTAACTATGGGTTCTGACTCCAGCGTCAGCGTGCGGGCGACGGCGTCCTGCTGGTCAGCAGGGTAAAGAGAAATCAGCGTTGCTTTTCGCTCGGCCAGCAGGGTTTCATAGTCCAGCGACTCCACCACATCTGGCGCGGGCAGCTGGCTCAGGTCGATAGTTGCCATAGTCTCAGCTCACAGGAACGGTTAAGGAAAAAGGCTGCGCGTTGTCGGTGCGGTTGCCGGACAGCTCAACCACCATTGCGCCGTTGATATCCGACTCAAAGCTGATGGCGGTCAGCTTTACGCGCGGCTCCCATTTCAGGATCGCCATATAGCAGGCCGACATAATCTGCAGGCGCAGCGCCTCGTTTTGCGGCTGGTCAATCAGCGCGGATAAAAGCGAACCATACTGGCGGCGCATCACCCTGGAGCCAACAGGGGTCAGAAAAATGTCGCTAATCGACTGCCGGATATGATCGAGGTCGGTCAGCGTGCCGCCGGTTTCGCGGTTCATGCCGATATATTTTGCGGTTGTCATATCGGTTCCCCTGTCTGGCCGCCGCTGTCGCCAGGGTGTTTATGCTTATCCAGAACTTTGCCGTTTGATGAAAGTTTGCCGCCGGTATGCGTCACGTCGCCTTTCATCGTTGCGCCCTTTGTGACTTCCAGTTGCGCAGTTTTGAGCAGCGTTGTGCATTCCACTTCGGGCGAGTCGAACAGGATTTTTACCGCCGCTTTGATGGTTGCCGTCTGTATGCCGTTTGCGGTCAGCGCGCCGGTTTCCGGCTCGTACTCGATCACCGCGCCGTCAGGAAATGACCAGTGCAGTGCATCGGCCGAGGCAGACGGAGCCGGGTTGGCATCCGAGAAAATGCCCGGCAGCACAAAGCCGGTATCGAGTTCGCCGCCGAGGCACAAAACAAGCACCTGTTCACCCACTGACGGCGCATTCCAGGAACGGGTTTTACCCGCGCGGGCGCTCAGCCAGTGCAGCCAGTTAGTTGTGTTTTTTCCGGTATCGACACGGCAGATCCCGCCGTCGAGATTGACGGCCGACACGGTTCCGATGCGGATTAGGTTGCGCAGCAGGCGCTGAATTTCAGAGATTTGTTCATTCATGTTCTGATTATCAAATGGAGGCTAGAAAATCAGAAGGAAGTGTTGTTTGTTCTTCAACTAACAAGATGTGCAGGAGTGGGAGTATAAAGCCTAATGGGGGCACCCCCCCATTTTATTCTTCTGTAGGTAGTAATTTATTCACTTCTAACCAAAAGTATCCTGTTGAAATGATGTCACCCAAAACACCTATCAAACCCTCCTCATCCCAACAATCATTACGCTTACCATCAAATTCAATGACAAAGGGATAACCATCAGCTGCTTGCTCCCATTTTGCTAAGTTCGTTTCGTTACCTTTTTTGCTCCTGAGGACTAATCTGCCTCTTTTCTTTTTGGAAGACCTATCTGGTGAAGAGTTGGCGAATTCCACTAAAAAGCCAAGTGAAGCTCTTTCAAAACTAACTTCCCCTCCTGTTTTTAGCTTAATTTCTTGACTTAACTCGTCAAAGATAGAATTAATTTCGTCTAGATTTTTTCTGGCTGCTTCAGCATTTTTTATACCATTTTCTATTGACAACGAGAACCTTGACATATGAACCTCAACTTATTGATATTGAACCAATTATTGGCAAGTGATCGAAATTATTGTCACTACTCATTATTAATTTAACATATTTCTCATCAGATATAACCTTACAGTTCTCTTCATTAATGTAATAATCTCCAGCCTTAAGAAAATCCCCTGAAAATAATATTTGATCGAAGCTAGACCACGAATTTCTATTATTAGCCTTGCTATAGCACGTTCCAAAATCATGCTTCGCATCGCTTAAACTAAACACACTCCTTGCATATAAAGTACGCCAAAAAGGGTTATAAAGCCAGTAATCAGGAGAAGTTATAACTAGTGAGCGGTCGTTAGTAGCCCGAAGATTATCAAAGATTGTCTCAGAGTAGGGATCATCATTATAATCTCCTAGCAATATAAAACTTTCATTATTTTCCTGTAGATTAACAACACCCATCCTGAGACCAATCGAGCATTCATTCCTAAAGGACTTGCTAATATCTTGCAGGCGGCTGGGCCAATGAGATAATAAAAAATGAATTGGCTTCTCATTTTTGTCAAATATCACTGAGAAAGTTTGCGCCACTTTGATTCTAGATGTGCCAACTCGGCCTATATGAGTAAGTCCTTTCTCTATTTGAACATGTTCGGGTAAATATAAACATGCCAAATCAAACTTGCTACCCGTTGGTGTTGAATCATTTGCAATGATTGACTCAACTCCAATATCTTTTGCCATTTCTTCTATCAAGGTAAATGAGTTTACGTTAATCTCACAGAGAAAAATAATAGCAAGTGCATGCTCTTCAAATAATGACTTTATTATTTCAAAAGCGGAAATTACCATCTCTGCATCTACAGGATCATTTTGACCTGGAGGAGATATGGCGCAATTCCAGAAACCGAATGAAAAGTTCTTTCCCAAATGTTCCTCGATAGTCAGTAGTTTGAAAGAAACATTATACATATTAAAATGATTTATAGAAAATCCGAGCAATTAGTTGCATGTCATTTTCGCTGATGCCCAGCAGGGGGCGGGCATCATACCGCACTTCTTTACCTTTGCGAGACGGCCGGTCACGCAGCCCGTAATGATGCACGCGGGCCATGCGCTGCACGTTACCCGCAAACTCGATCACTGCCTCATTCGGGCTGGCCTTCGTCTTCATGTACTTAGCGGTGCGCAGCTTTGCGAACATCTCGCGCTTTATCCGGCCCTTTTTGCTGCGCACCGGCTGAGTTTTGCTGCGCACCGGCTGCGTTTTGCGGGGCTTAAACGGCGTGCCGTCTGGAGCCTGCTGCCGCTTAATGTTCTGCTGCTGACTCGCTCGCAGCTTGCGGCCAATGTTGCGCGCCATTTCTTTGCGCGCCGGGGCTGACAGGCTGCTGATAAGCGCCTCAAGCCGATCATTTATCAGCTGCAGTTCGCTCATGTCTGCAACTCGCTGACCAGCTCGCCCTTAACGTAAAGCTGCACCGGCCGCGCGTCATTCTCCGGCAGCGGGTTCTCGCCGACGTGGGTCACGTGCAGCCCGTCTTCGGCCTGCTTCACGATCACGCGCTCTCTCAGCTGCAGCTCAATGCTGATATCGCTGGCCGTGTCGCTGATAACATCCGCCTCAAAGGTGAAGCCTGTCCGGCGCTTTTCCTCGCTTGCCATAATATCGGGTTCATTCGTTCGCAGCCAGGCAAGCAGCGGCACGATCAGCAGGTCGATGTTACCGGCGTAGTCGGTAATAACCATGTTAAGCCGGTACTGGTATTCAAACGACAGCGAGCTGGCAAGCGTCGAGACGATGCGCCCGCTGTCGATAAACACGTTCAGCGCGTCAGGGTTTCGCTGCAGCTCCGGCACGCTGTCGGTCAGCGCCTGGCGCAGTTGTTGTGGTTTCAGCATCGTGTTGTTCCTGGCAGTCTTTGATTATTTCGACCTGCAGCCCGCAGGCGGCGAGTGCAGCCTCAAGCTGACGATTGTCAGCCGCCAGATCGCCAGCGGTTTTAAGGCTGTTTCCCGGCACCGGGCAGCTTGTCACGCGCGGACACCCAATCCAGATAATCTCTGGCGCTGGCGAAGGCCGGACGGGCG